CGGTTGTTCCTTTTGATGATTTGATTGTATAACGATATCGTTAGAATTGCAATACCTGAATGTTGCACAAAAATAACGATATCGTCAGATGGTTTTATTGTGCAAATCTAACGATAGCATTTTAGGTATAAATGATTTAAAATATAGGTGAATACTAGGAAAGGAGGCTATTTCATGGCAGTTTCAGAAGCGCAAAAAAAAGCTACGACAAAATACGAGCATACCAACTATAAAAAGATATGCTTAAGACTACCGGCAGCAGAAGGCAAGTCGGCATTATATGAGAAAATCGTAAGTGCTGCGGACCGGTCCGGAAAATCATTAAATAGTTTTATATTGGAAGCAGTACAAGAAAAAATAGAGAAAATCCAGTAAATGTGGGACTATGGGGACATCTTTTATAATAAAATGATAATGTAGAAAAATAAGAGTTCCCACAATTACAATTTCCACACATCAAACCTCATTCAAGGAAGGCAGCCGACAAAAACGGCGGCCTTTTTTGATTTGATCCAGGGAAAAAGAGAAAAGAACCAAAAGAGAAAAAATATAAATAATTCTAATAGAGTATAAGAACAAAAATATACTTGTTTGGAATTCTTCTATTATAAGCAGTAAAAAAGTTACTGAGAGGGAAAATTATGGAAGATATAAAAATTGATAATGATAAATTAAATAAAGCAATTGGAAACGATCTTCCAGAAGTACCAAGAACACCAGAAGGAAAAATAGACATAGAAAAAATATCTATTGGAAAAGATAGCAAAGGCTACATCATACCAGATAATATTTTTGATAGCTATTTAAAAGAACTACCGGAAGGAACAACAAACGAAAGTCAAACATTTAGAGCTTATAATGGTGGAAAGCTAACCAGATTAGAAAATAATATCCAGGAAGCATCAAAAAGAGGTTTAGCCGGTGCTATATCGAGTAACAACACGCAGGCAGCACGACGGACTAATAAAGAGATATTAGAGGAAATAGCTAGAAGGAATACACCAATTGAAGAACTTGAAAGATTAGGAATAGAAAGCGGAGACATGCTACTAGCGGCCAACTATGCGGCAGTGCTTAAGGCGATCAGGGGAGATATAAAAGCCCTTGAATACATAAGGGACACACTAGGAGAGAAGCCAGTCGACAAGATAAGCGCAGAGGTTGAGACGATCACGCCGGAAGATAGAAAGCAGATAGAAAGAATTTTAAATAGGACAAAAGCACAAGATATAGTAGAAAGTGAATAAAAAACCTATTTCAGAAATCAAAAAAGAATTGTGTAAAGTGCTGGAAGCTAGATAAATACTAGGATCAAGTGAATTTTATAGAACAGTGTAACACTTCAATAAACAAATGTTTTGCGAATAGTTGAAAAAGTCGATTACCTTCCAGGAGTATATGAGAGGACCGGAGATCATCACCGGAAATTTTTTCTGTACTGCCGGAGCCACGGCCCACGCAGCCGCAGCCCAGCCGGAACCGGACCCCACCCCCTCCCCCGCGACACGCCGCGCGCGCGACGGGGCCCCAAAATGCCTCCCAAAATATTTTTTCCAAATTCCACCCTGTTAACACCAAATTCCTTGACCTTTTTTAATATGAGGTCAGAAAAAACGCGGGGTTTTATAAAATCAAAATCGTGTTCAAAATCGACTGTAGACAGCATGAATACTGAGGTTAAGGGCGATTTGATGCACATTGATGTTTTTTAAGATAAGGACCCATATGGAAACAGAAGTAATCTTCACCGAGATAGTCGGATATTTAAAGAACCATAGTATAAAAGAACTGATGGAAGTGGTCTTAAGGGCCATTGAGTTGCTAGATGCAAAGTAATCTAATGTGGTGGCGGAATAGGTAAACGCAAATACAAATTCATGGGGATTTCAGCAGTTAACGGTTGGCTGTCATGCGAGGGTTGAGACTACGTGCCGAAAAAGCGGAACCAGGAGGAGTCCATTAAACTCAAACCATGAAGAAAAAGACAGTCTGTAAGGTGCAAATCCTTACCCACATTAAACAAAAACGTTTAATCTTTCTTGCCATGAAAGTTTTTACCTCTTAGCCCTTGGAGTGTCACAGCTTCAAGGGTTATTCATTGGAGGGCGGTTATGAAGCCATATGAACAGTATTTATTAAATGATTATAAGAAGCCTACAATGACAGACAATCCGTTTAGTCTGTATGGAGAAAAGACGCAGCTTGCTCCTGACTGGGATACGAGCGCCCAGATCAAGGGAGAGCTTTCCAATAGACCGGCATATAACAGTAGGGGTGAGAGATATGGAAACACCCTGACAGACGATATGATTGACATAAAGAATGGTAGGAGGGGAAACCCAGAGACTTCAAACCATCCCTGGATAGGTGATATTTACGACTATACGGATATTCCCAATTATGTAACAAATGATCCATTGCCGGTGCTTGAAAAGGTAGATTATACCCCAGCAGTTTTGAGGGATAACGATTTTAGGAATAATGGGATAAGTCGAAAGAAAAACATAACAGAGGGCAATTATGATTGGTATGGCGAGTCTCCGACTATATATGGTCAGAACGCAATGAGGGACTATGAGCCATCAGACTTCCAAGACCCTGACTATTCAAGCTATCTGGAAACAGATAACGACTATAATCGTCTGATGCAGAGAATAAACGAGCTAAAGACAGATAACACAAGCCCATATGCAGACAGTATAAGGGATGATGTGAAGTATATAAAATCCGAAGGAAGGACTGGACATTTAATGGGCGATATGGCGCCTAGAATTGAGTCAGAATATGATCCAGCGCTTCCAATGTACCCAGAAGATACTTGGGGCTTATTGGTAAACCCTGAAAGATTGTCACCGGCAACTGCGGAGCTTATAGCTAAGAACACAACGCAAGATAGACCAGAATATACAGATAATTGGGGCGAAAAAGCCGGATTAAACCCTTTGATTAACCTCTATAGAAGGAAGCTGGAAATGGAAAATCCACCTAGTTATGCTGGTGGACAGTATATGCAAGGAATTTACTGATGAAGACAACAGTTTTAGGGATCAGACTTAATGACTATCAGAGAGAAAAACTACAGCATATAGCGGAAGATAACCGCATGACAGAGGTTGAAGCGGTGAGGGTTCTGATAGATAAGCTGATAGAAGGGCGAATAACGATAGGTAATGGCGTTGATTTGTCAGGTTTAAGGATGGTTGCCAAAAAGAAGGGCGTAACAGTCCAGCAACTAATTGACGCGGTAGTGGAGCAGTTAAGTGGGCCTACTGAATGATTTAAGACAAAATGAATTAGAGTATTGTTCGCAGAATATAGAGTATTTTGTTGAGGAATACGGACATATAGAGGACAGAAATAGTCCAGAGATAATAGTACCCTTTAAGTTGTGGAAAGAGCAAAAAGACGCCTTAAAAGATATGGTTTCTCATAAATGGACTATTATTTTAAAAGCCAGACAGCTAGGTATTTCGTGGTTAGTACTGCACTATGCTGTGTGGCTTATTTTATGCCATACCGGAAGATCAGTAATTGGACTTTCAAAGTCAGAGACAGAGGCAAAAGAGCTTATCCGTAGGGCAGTGCTTATTTTAAGAAATATGCGCTTCCTTGTAAGAGAAAAGATAGATCGTAACGGCTGGGATGGAGCTTGGTTTGAATGGAACGCCTTGTCAGTCACGATTCACTTTCCTGGAAAGAGTGATAGTACATTTCAGTGTTTTGCCAGTGGAGAGAACGCAGCACGTTCCTTTACTGCAGACTTAATCATATTTGATGAATGGGCCTTCCAGCAATTTGATAGGTCAATCTGGACAGCGGCCCTTCCAGTAGTAAACAGGCCCTTGTCTGGACAGGTTATAGGCGTATCAACCATACAGAGAGGGAGTCTTTTTGAAGAGCTATACACCACGCCGGACAATGGGTTCCATAAGATATTCATTCCTTGGTATGCTGATCCGTCACGAACACAGGAATGGTACGATAACACGCTTAAACTGAGTGGAAAAGCTGCAATGTGGGCTGAGTACCCCGCAACAGTAGAAGAAGCCTTGGAAGTACCTGGCGGAAGGTTCTTTGAAGAGGTTTCAGAGAGTTCTATTCTGTCAGATGATCTACTAACACAGAATACAGTCTGTTATGTAGCTATGGACTACGGACTGGATATGTTAGCCGCTTATTGGATTTTACGTGATGCTTTTGGTAATTCACAGATTATCCATGAGATACATGAGCCGGATAAGATCATAAGCGTTGCAGCAGACCTTATTTTGAAGACTACTGAGGAACTTGTAGAGAGAGACTACATACATAAGGTTGAACAGTACCTTGCACCCCCTGATTTATGGAATAGGTCACAGGAAACAGGTAAATCAAGGGCTATTTTGTTTGGAGAGTGCGGTTTAACCCTTACAAAAGTAAACAATGATATGAAGGCTGGTTGCCTTGCGATAAAGGAAAATACAACACATGGAGAAGGACAGAAGTCTAAGCTGACAATTTATCGTAATTGCGCTCCTAACCTTTTAAATTCCCTTAAAAAGATACAAAGGGATGAGAAAAAGCCAGATATTTACGCTAAAGACCCCCACGATTTAACTCATTCAGTGGATGGACTCAGATATTACTGTATCTATTGGACACATGGAGGCCATGTAGTGAATAACAATAAGCGTAAAAAGTGGCGTCCGGACCAGTGGGAAGACTATAAAAACGCTAGTAAGGAAGATAGAGCGTACCTTGTTAGCTTATGGGGAGAACCTTACTGATGTTTGAGAGGATAAAAAGAATGTTTAAAAGCGTAGAAACGCCAAAAGATGTGCAGAAGTGGCAGAAAAGGCTTGAAGATGCACGTAATCAGTACGAAAAAGAACTGAAAAACATGAAAAAGTACCAGGAATACTACGAAGGTACTAGAGAAGTGCAGCCAGACGCTAATAGAGGCACTACACCAACTAAATTAGCCACTAATGTGCGTAATATTGTCTATGAGCTTATCGAGTCACAGGTAGATTCCTCCATCCCAATGCCTAAGATAAGGGCTATTCATCCAGAAGATGATGAGCTTGCTAAGAAAATGGAGAAGTTCTTGGAAAATAAGGTAAAGACTTGCGGCCTTATCCTTATGAATGACGCGGAAGAGAGGACAGTCCCTATTGTTGGTGGCGATTTTGTTCGCGTTGAATGGGATCAGAGAAGAGGACTTCATTCTGAGATTGGAGATTTAAAGGTTTCAGAGCTTCATCCTAAGAAAGTTATTCCTCAGATTGGTGTAATAGATTTTGATGAAATGGACTACTTCTTTATCCAGGAAGTAATGACAAAGAAAACAGTAAAAAGAGTCTATGGTGAGGACGTATCAGAATGTCAGAATACAGAAGAGTACATGACAGATGATATTGAAGGCGCAAAGAATAACGAAGATTTAGTAACTGTCAACACTGCATTTTATCGTAATGATGAAGTCGGCGTTGGCATTTTTGTTTGGTG